CGGCGGTGCCGGGGGCTCAAATCCGAGCCCCTGGAGTGTTGATGTCACCTTCCGGGTGACAGCTCTCCTATCTGAGAACTTGAGCCTAAGATTAGGCCCAGAATTGATCAAATTGAGATCATGGCGGGAATCGCCAACGAAGATCCAACCAGAAGTAGATCTCTGGATTTGTTTCTCGAGCGAAACAATTGAGACAAAATTCTTGTCATAGATGGCTTTGAGACCATCTTGTGCTTCACGGGAATAAAACCGTGAATCTCCAACTCGGAGCTTCTTCCAGAATCTACTGGAATCGGATATCCACCGATTAAAAGTCCTGGTTTCCTTGACTGCTTCCCGACGTAGGAAGCCCTCAAAGTTGAGGACACGATCGATCTGTTCCGATAATTGAGAAAACGGAACAAAGCCGACAGATGCGGCCTCATTTTCCAGAGCAGAAAAATCCCATTTTTTGCTGTAGGGATCGGAAGGGACCTCGATATCGAGGTCTCTCAGGTAAGAAATCACCTGATCATCAGTATAGATGTAATTTGGTCCGAAGACCCCCTCTACGGGCTTCCGTAGCCTGGCAATTTCAATAGCCAGGAGGTTCGAAGAATGAACCTTTTCGTAACCATGTTTGATACGATGGTTAAGACGAGAAATCTCGTCTAAGAGGCATGCCCTCTTCAAGGGATCTGGACACGAAAGCGCCCAAAACCCATAGCCGATATATGGCTTCATCCAGGACGGGATGACATCCTCAATTATCGGGATGCCTAATCCACCTAAACATGGTGGGCTGTAGATCGGCAGTCTACAACGAGAAAGAGACTCGTATCCATAAGATCTCCAGAGAATCATCTGGAACAACGTGATCGTCGTTGTTTTCATACTTCTATTCTCGAAGTAATCAAGCTGATTTCTCAACATTCGACCCTTACCAAGGATCGAACTCCGATTATCGGAGTGCTGACGGCTCATGGTCGTCAGAAGTCGACTCTTAATTATGTCGATGTACCTAAATTTCAGTACACCGTTGTTCCGAGTGACTAGAACATGGTCTTCACAAAAGACCAGAATACGTCGAGAAACGACGTCCTTCCAAGAGAAGAGGCAGCCGAGATCGACCGCAATTCGTTTGAATAATCGAACGACCGACATATTTCGTCGGATGCCGAGGACATCGTCCCCGCAGACGCAGCAAGCGTCTCGAAGATAATTTTCTTCATAATGTACCGGGATTTGGTACAAGATCAAATTACTATTGGTGTAATAGTTGGTCATATCCTCAATGACCAAGTTCTCAAGCGTAAGCGTTAGAAAACTAATTGGTTCGCCCATGAACGATCCTCGCTTGTTGAGGAGGCCTCCTTTGCCAAGGCCCATCTTCGGATCGAAGAACATCATCCTCGGACAGAAGATGAGGGCCGAGAAGGCCCAGAAGGGATGATTTGTCCCTAGGGTCGACAGGAACCCTTCCCACATAGCCTCGATTAAATCGAGTGGGATTAAGTCTGTTGCAGACTTATAATCGGTCGACTGCCCGACCATAGAACCACTAAAGTTTCTTCCTTGAACATATTTAAGGAAACTCCACATCTTATTAGTGGATCTAAGCCCAATACGGGCTCGCCCATCTCGGGCGAGAATTGGTTCTGCCATGAATCTCATGGCACGCTGAATGAGCGTGAACCAAGTTTGGTTCTTTCCGAGCGGGCGGGTTTTGGCCCCAGGCTCGGACAAGCACGTCAGGCTTGTCTTTGGGAATTCGATTGGTTTATATCGAAGGTGGAATCCCACCTTACCCGCCTCGAATAGCGGGACTCGAATAGCCGAGTCAATTTCCAGGAAAAAGTCTGGAATGATCTCATAACCCCGATGATCAACCCAAATTCCTTGGGTACCGGCGATAGCCATGGCGACCATCATGATCGCTCTCCCAATTGTAGGGGGAAACATCGGCTTACCGATGAGATTCTTAATGAATCTTTTCTTGGAAGAAAGTCCATCTACCCCATATAGTAGATCTACGAGAGGTTCTTGATCTCCCTCTCTCATTAGATAGAAGCCACGGCTTCTTGGGAACAGTTCATCCCCAAGGCAATCTACATACCGCAGATTTGAGAGCTTTGCTCGCTCTATGAACCGGAAGATCGGCTCAGGAAAACCCCCAATCAAAGGGGTGACCGAAACTTGGTCAATTGGCACGGAAAGTGCCTCAGCCCAGTCGGCGGCGATAGAAGCAATGCCGCCATCGGACTGACTGGCCTCAAAGGAGCCAGATACTGACACCGAAATGTGGGTGTAAGTCGGCATTTCTTCGACTTTAAGTCTCTGACCGAGACGGTTTGAAAAGAAGCGGACCGCTTCTAAGACCTGAGGATCAGTCTTCTTCTCTTTTGAAAGAACATCTATCTGTTCTTTAAACGCTTTCTTACATAAGCGCCGTGAAGGACACGGAAGGGCCCGACCAAAGGTCCTAATCTGACAAAGATTAGTGAGAACATGTTCACTCAAGAGAGTTTCAAAACACACTCTCTTATAGTAGGCCAAGTGGCCTCCGAACCAAGTCAAGTTCGGTCTTCCAGCATTGGAATCCCAACCGACCCAAAAGGGAATCGACGGAGGGATGGCGTTTTCTTCCGCCATATCGGAGGCTACAGTATATTGTAACCAGCCTGCCAAAGTTTTCAGGCTAGTCATAACCTTATCGAGGTTATAGAGGAGAACTTTCCTCTTTCCATTCTTCCGAATGATACGGCCATAAAGGGCGAAGATCAAAAACCAGATCTTGTACTTGCGAATAGATTCGAGCAAGTTCCTATCATAAATCGTAGGATTAAAGTCCGAATTAAGTAGGACTGTATGCATGTTGGCAACCCAACAGTCTTCAATCGAAGACCACTGCTCTAAACTGAGCAGACGCATTCTACGAAGCGTTCCTTTGGGCAATTTGTAGCCTATCATCTCACCGAGACGATCGCCGCAATATACGCGGTGAGAAAAACCATTCTTGGTTTTCTTGGATCTAACATCAAGAGAATACTTCCTATCGAGGGAAGGCTCATGAATGACTTTAGGGTCATGGCAATAACCTGAAGGCGTGAGCCTATAGGTGGCCAGTCTCAAGCAAAGTGAGACTATCGGATTACGAATAACTCGTCTTCGGATCTCCGGAGTTGACATATCTACGTCAATCGCGAATTTTCGCTCTACCACTTCCGGTAGCTTCGGGCCCATATGTCCCGGATCGGAAGTCCCCCCGTGGGGGGTGATGTGGGCTGCCATCGGTAGCCAAAATCCCAG